GTACGGCGACGATCCGTACAGTCCAATGTAAGTACACATAAATTGAGTGGAATAAACGGGGTCTTTACCCCGTTTATTTTTTGCCATATATTCACAAGTGTGGATAACCGTAAGGCCCGCAAGAACCGCCGTGGGATGGGCGCAAAACATCCAAGCTGGCAGCCCGGTCACGGATACCTGCAAGGCGCTTTACTTTGAACCCTTAACGAAAGGAACCGAGAAATGGCTGTTGGCATTTCCAATGCCTTCGTTCAGTTGTTCGACGCTGAGGTGAAGCAGGCTTATCAGGCTTCCCGTGCGCTTGCAGGCGTGACGCGCGAACGAGCGAATGTTGAAGGCAATCAGGTGAAGTTCCCGAAAATCGGGAAAGGCACCGCTACCGTCCGCGTTCCGCAGACGGACGTAACCCCGTTGAACGTGTCCTACTCGCAGGTCACGGCTTCGATGTCCGATTATATTGCTGCTGAATACAGCGATATTTTCCATCAGGCGAAAGTGAACTTCGATGAGCGCCGTGAATTGGTGCAGGTCGTTGGTAACGCTATCGGTCGCCGGATGGATCAGCTTGTCATTGACGCGCTGAACGCGGCTTCGTCGCCTTCGACTGTTGCCACCAGTGTTGGTGGTGCAGGCACGAACATGAACCTCGCCAAGCTGCTTGCTGCCAAGAAGGCTCTGGACGCGAAAAACGTCCCTGCTGAGGGTCGTTGCATGGTTATCCATGCTAACGGTCTGGCTGCTCTGCTTGACGAAACTGAACTTACAAGCTCAGATTTTGCCACTGTCAAGGCATTATCTATGGGCCAAATCGATACGTTTTTGGGCTTCCGTTTCATCATGCTTGGTGATCGTGACGAAGGCGGTCTGCCGCTTCCGTCAACTCGTACCAGCTTCGCGTTCCATCGTGACGCGATTGGTCTGGGCATCAGCATGAACCAGAAGTCTGAGATTAACTATGTGCCTGAGAAGACTTCCTTCCTCGTCTCCTCGATGTTCTCCGCTGGAGCCATCGCGATTGATGATGAAGGTATTGTCCATATCAGCAGCACCGAGTAGGAGGGCTAGATAATGGCTTTTGATTCCGCTGGACTCGGCGTTGTTTCGGCTTCCAAGAAGGGTAATGCTCCTAGCATTTACACCTATCAGACTGCCGACGCGATTGCTGATGTAAATACCGCAGGCTACTTCAATAGCGTTTCGGACACCCTCGCGGTGGGCGATCTGATCTATTGCGTAACCTCAACCGGAGGCACCCGCGTTAGCACGCTCACTCAGGTTCTGTCGAACTCTGGTGGCGTTGTTGACGTTGCTGACGGTACGACGCTTGCCGCCACTGACGGCGACTAATGGGATCGGGGCGGGCCAAAGCCCGCCCCATTTCTAGCGAGGTAGATTATGGCTTCTGGTGACACTAAACTTTCAATTTGTTCCGATGCCATGCTTATGCTTGGTGCTGCCTCTATCTCGTCATTCTCAGAAGGCACAGACGAAGCGCAGATCGCGGATCGCTTGTACGACGACATCCGCGACACTCTGATTATGCAGTACGCCTATTCTTGGTCAGTCAAAAAGATCAAGCTGGCGCAGCTTGTTGATGATCCTATCAATGAGTGGAAGTATCGCTACGCGCTGCCGGGCGACATTCTTGGCAACCCGAAAGCGGTGTTCATCACCAGCGCAATAGGTGGCACACCTGCAAACGACTTTGAGATTTACGGCACGGCTCTCTACGCTGATTACGAGCAAGTCTGGATTGACTACCAGTTTCGCCCTGAGCCTGCCTTCTTCCCGCCATATTTTGTAAACTTGCTCAAGCACGCGCTTGCGGCTGCATTTGCCGAGCCGATCACAGACCAAATACAGAAGGGTGATTACTATCACCGCCTTGCGTTTGGTTCGCCCAGCGAGAACATGCGCGGTGGTCTGTCGCGTGTTGCGATGAACATTGACGGTGTGGATCGCCCGCCGCAGAACATTATGGACTTCCCGCTGACTGAGGTTCGTGGATGAGCCGTGTCATTCGCATCCAGAATGATTTCACTTCCGGCGAACTCGACCCCCGTCTTCGCGCACGCACAGACCTTGCTCAATATCAGGCGGGTCTGACAACCGCGCGTAACGTCTCCATTCAGCCGCAGGGTGGCGCTATCCGCCGCCCCGGCACGAAATATATTGCAACATTAGACGCTGGCGCAGCAAACGCTGTTCGCATGGTTCCGTTTGAGTTCAGCGTATCTGACAGCTACATGCTCGTGTTTACGCCGGGCAGGATGTACGTTTTCAAGGACGGCGTGCAGATCACGAACATTAACGGCAGCGGCAACGACTACGCCACTGTGGCGTCGCTGACAGCAGCTATCCTGCCGGAAATGAATTGGGTGCAGTCGGCGGACACGCTGATTATAGCCCACGAAAACATTGCGCCGCTGCGTCTCGTGCGCGGCGCAACGGATGCAACGTGGACCGTTGACACGTTGCCTTTCACGTTCATACCAAAATTTGCTTTTAATCTAAGCACGCATCAACCCCAATATACGATCACACCATCAGCGGCTAGTGGCAACATCACCCTTACCGCGTCAGGGGCAACAACAGACACAGGCACAGCGCAGGCTGGAACGTCTAATACAATTACCCTTAAAGCGGCCACTAGCTTTACATCTGACGACCAGCCCAACGGCATGTTCATTGAGATCACATCGGGAACAGGCGCAGGGCAATCACGTCACATTGATGATTATGTCGCTGCGACGAAAGTTTTGACTGTGTTCCCCGATTGGGATACAGCACCCGACAATACGTCAAACTATAACATAAGCCCCTTTAAGGAGGCGGCAGTTGATGAATATGTGAATGTGCTAAATGGATTTGGTCGTGCGCGCATAATTGAATTTGTTAGCAACACACAAGTTAAGGCGCATACAGAAATCCCCTTCTTTGATAACAACGCAATATCATCTGGTGAGTTTGAAACAGAGCATGGTTATGAAGACGCTTGGTCTGCGACACGCGGCTGGCCGCGCAGCGTTGTGTTCCACGAGGGCCGACTGTTCTTTGGTGGCAGCAAGTCTCTGCCCTCAACGCTATGGGGTTCGCGCGTCAGTGTCTTTTTTGACTTTTCTCTGAATGAAGCACTTGATGATGACTCTGTTCAGGCTACGTTGGACACAGGTACGTTCAACGCTATCGTTGACCTCTACTCCGGGCGTCATTTGCAAGTCTTCACAACCGGAGGAGAGTTCTATGTGCCACAGTCACTTGACGACCCGATCACGCCCGCCAACCTAATCGTCAAGCAGCAGTCCGCTTATGGCATGAAGCCGGGCATCCGTCTGCAAAACATTGACGGTGCGACGCTGTTCATCCAACGACAGGGCAAGTCGTTACAAGATTTTGTCTTTACCGACATGCAGAGCGCGTATTCTTCTGCCAAAGTTTCGCTGCTTTCTTCACATCTACTGAGATCGCCAAGCGAAATGGCAACGCGGGTCGCAACCAGCACAGACGAGGGCGACCGTCTTCTGATCGTGAACGACGATGATGGCTCTATCGTTTGTTACACATTGTTACGCACTCAGAATGTCATTGCACCGTCTGAGTGGACCACTGATGGGGACTTCTTAAATGTCGGTGTGGACGTTGATTCTATATATACTGTGGTCAAGCGTACTGTTAATGGCGCTGACATTTATCTTGTGGAGTTGTTTGATGATGCGATCTATCTGGATTCTGCCAAGTCTGGCGGTGCAGCGTCTTCGGTCACTATGGACCATCTTCAAGGCGAAACCGTGCAGGTTATTCGAGATGGTGTGGTCGAGGCTGAACAAACTGTACCGGCGTCTCCTTTCACCATTACGTTCGCTGCGGCAGCGACTGCAAGCTATCAAGTCGGACTGAATTACAGCACTGAGATTAAGACGCTTCCGGTTGAGCCACGGTTGCAGAGCGGTTCATTGCGTGGGTTTAAAAAGCGTGTCTTCGAGGTGAACGCAGAAATCTTTGAGACGCAATCCATGACGATTGGTGGCAAAGAGATTGCGTTCCGTCAGTTTGACACAGACATGCTTGATGCGGCGGTTCCTGAGTTTACAGGAATTAAAACACTTCATGGTATTTTGGGCTATACTTACGAAGGGCAGATCACGATTGGGCAGTCTGTGCCGCTCAAGATGACTGTGCTTGGTATCGACTACAAGATTAGCGCGGGGCAGTAAGATGGCA